GTACATCATGGGGATGCAATATGATGTATGGTCGGTAAAGATCAGATCGGATGCTGATTTTTATGTAACGTCTGTCACCCCTTCGGGTGCCGGTGCGTTGGCGATGGTAAAGAACCAGCCGGGGATCAATGGCTACGGCTACAAAGTATCCATCACTGGCGTGTCTAATGAATCGGGCAAGACCTTTACCATTGTAGGACGCACGGTTGCAGGTAATATCGTTACCGAAACTGTGACCGGTCCTAACGCCACGACGGTATACAGTACGAACTACTTTTCACAAGTAACGTCTGTATCAGTAAGCGCGGCTACTGCTGGCGCTATTACAGTCGGATACGGCGGTGACCTAGCATTGCCAGCCACGAGGATTAAAGGTCTTTATTACCTTGCATCTGGCACAGCAGGGACGATTATTGTTACGCGCAACAGTGATTCTCAGATTCTTCTTGAGATTGATACGCCTGCTTCTGCGACTCAAGTTAATAGTCTTTACATGGCGGCAGAGGGTATTAGGACGGCGTATAGCAATAATGACTTTGCTACAGTTTCGCCCACAAGCGTGACGGCAGTTACTTTAATCTGCGGCTAATCATGGCTAAGACACCAGCTTGGCAACGCAAAGAAGGAAAGAACCCTAAAGGCGGTTTGAATGCCAAGGGTAGAGCTTCTTATAACGCTGCCAATCCTGGAAAGCCTGGGCTTAAGCCGCCTCAGCCTGAAGGTGGGTCTCGTAAGAAATCATTCTGTGCCAGGATGGAAGGCATGAAGAAGAAGCTTACGTCATCCAAAACAGCTAGTGATCCAAATAGCCGGATCAATAAAAGTCTTCGCGCATGGAAGTGTTAAATGGACCCGATGCTGATTTGGAATCTAATCACTTCAATCTTAGTGGGACTGGTGATGTTTATGCTGAAGACCTCGCATGACGAGCAACAGCGGATACAGATCTTGCTAAATAGAACGAGGGAGGAAATCGCTCGTGACCACATTACTCGTGCAGAAGTTCGTGCGGATCTTGAAAAAATTATGGAACGATTTGACTCAGGCTTTGAACGGCTTGAAGCAAAAATTGATGCCCTCGCAAAGAAAGGATAATCATGGCAGTGATCAATAACATCCCCAGTCCACCCGACATGGCTTCTTCGAAATACGACAAGAAGCTTGCTCCAAAGCCTAAGCCCAAGAAAGAGCCAATCAAAAAGGCTGAGGTAGAAGAGTATGGTATGGAAGTCATGACTGCTAAGAACGGTGGTTATGTCAAAGCTGCCGATGGATGCGTCAAGAAGGGACGCACCCGCGGAACGATGGTGAAGATGTAATGCCAACTGTTTCTGACAAACAAGAAAGGTTCATGCAAGCAGTCGCGCATAACCCTAAGTTTGCGAAGAAGGTAGGCGTTCCTCAATCAGTAGGTAAAGAATTTACCAAAGCAGAAGGTGGTCAAATGAAAGAATCCAAAGCAATGATGAAAAAAGAGGTGGGCTTTATGAAAGCGAAAGGCGCGCCAAAGTCCATGATCAAGCACGAAGAAGCCGAGATGAAAGCCATGAAGCGTGGTGGTAAAGCTTATGCTGCTGGCGGTATGGCTGCTGGTCATAAGGCTGCTGACGGCATCGCTAAGAAAGGCAAGACCCGTGGCATGGAAGTAACCATGAAGGGTTCTACCGGCATGAAAGCTGGCGGCAAGGTCAAGAAAATGAACTACGGCGGTAAGTGCTAATGATGGCTTCAAGGGGCATGGGGGCGATACTGCCCTCAAAGATGCCTACGGCTCGGCGTAAAAAGCGTCGAGACGATACAGACTTTGTGGCGTTTGCTGAAGGCGGCGAGTCTCGTGTCAATGAAGCAGGCAATTACACTAAGCCGGGAATGCGTAAGTCTTTATTTAATCAGATCAAAGCCGGTGGTAAAGGTGGTTCACCAGGGCAATGGTCAGCTCGTAAAAGTCAACTATTAGCCCTAAAGTATAAGCAAAAAGGCGGGGGTTACCGCGATTGAAAGCCCCGCAAAAAAGTCTAAAAGATTGGACTGACCAGAAGTGGATGACTAAAAGTGGCAAACCTAGCACACAGGGTTCAAAAGCAACTGGCGAACGATATCTCCCGGAGGCGGCAATTAAGTCTCTTACACCTTCAGAGTATGCTGCAACTACAAGAGCAAAACGAGCTGGAAAAAGCGCAGGAAAACAGTTTGTTAAGCAACCGGCAAAAATTGCCGCAAAGACTGCGAGATTTAGATGACCACTAGCGGTTCAACTGGGTTTTCACCAGAGTTCACAGAAATAGCTGAAGAAGCGTGGGAGAGGGCTGGCCGTGAGATGCGGACTGGTTATGACTTACGCACTGCTCGGCGTTCCATGAACCTGATGACCATTGAGTGGCAGAACCGTGGCATTAACATGTGGACCATTGATCAGGGAACAATCACTTTGACGGCTGGTGTAAACACATATGCGTTGCCTGTAGATACAATTGATTTGTTAGAACACGTCATTCGTACCGGTCAGAATGTATCGTCTACGCAGGCAGACCTAACGATTACACGTATTAGCGTTTCAACCTACGCTACGATTCCTAATAAGTTACAGCAAGCTAGGCCTATCCAGGTTTGGATTCAAAGACTCTCTGGCCAAGTATCTCCTGCTAATGCAACGTTGTCTTCTACGATTAACTCAACGACAACGACAATCACACTTAGTTCAACGGCAAGTCTTCCTAGCGCAGGATTTGTTCGTATTGACAGTGAAGATATTCTTTACCAATGGTTAAATGGTAACTCGCTGGGCGGCGTTGTACGTGGACAGAACGGAACCACAGCGGCAAGCCACACATCTGGCGCAACAATATATAACCCTAACCTTCCAGCCATAACGGTTTGGCCTACGCCAGATAACAGTACGACCTATCAATTTGTCTACTGGAGAATGAGAAGGGTACAAGACGCAGGGGCAGGTATACAGACTGCGGATATGAACTTCCGTTTCCTACCATGTCTAGTTGCTGGGCTTGCGTACTACATCGCTATGAAGCAGCCAGAACTTGTCTCTCGAGTTGATATGTTGAAGATGGCTTATGAAGAGCAATTCAACCTAGCAGCAGGCGAAGATCGAGAGAAGGCTGCTATCCGATTTGTCCCACGCCAACAGTTCATAGGATCTGGAGGCGGATATGGGTAATCGATACGCCTCGGGTAAAAACTCTATCGCCATGTGCGATAGGTGTGGTCAGCAATTTAAGTTAAAGAAACTCAGAACAGAAGTTATAAAAACCAAACGGTATAACTTACTAGTCTGTGACGAGTGCTTTGATCCCGACCAACCTCAATTGCTTCTTGGTATGTTTCCGGTGGACGACCCACAGGCGGTACGGAACCCAAGAAAAGATACAACATACGTGACGGCTGGCGTAAACGGATTAGAGTTATTGCCGAATGCGTCAGGTGGCTTTCCTACTGGCGGATCAAGAGATATTCAGTGGGGATGGAATCCTGTTGGCGGCGCTTCGGCATATGATGACGCGTTAACACCAAACTACTTGGTTGCAGCGACGGCTGTTGGTACAGTAACGATATCTACCATATAGGGGTATAGAAATGGATGCAAAATCCGCAGTACATAAACACGAGAAGGCTATGCATCCTGGCAAGCCTTTGACCAAATTAGCAAAAGGCGGAAAGACCAACGCCGATATGCTTAAGATGGGACGCAACCTTGCGAAGGTGGCTAACCAGAAGAAGTCTTCATTTACCTATCGAGGCATGAAATGAAAGACATCAAAGTCGTTAAGAAGCCAAAACCTGTACCGGTTGTACATACCGCTGGTTATCCTGAGAAGGATATTAAAACTAGTGGTATTAAAATACGTGGGACAGGAGCGGCTACAAAAGGTGTAATGGCTAGGGGGCCAATGGCGTGACCTATTCGGAGCTAGTCACAGCGGTTCAAGATTATCTTGAAACGACCTTTTCGACGGCGGACATCAATACGATGATCCGTCAGGCGGAGCAACGTATCTACAACACGGTACAGATTGCGAACCTACGGAAAAATGTGACAGGCAGTTGTACGGCGAGTAACAAGTATTTGCAATGCCCATCAGATTTTTTATCTGTTTACTCCATAGCTGTTTACCCGCCAGCCGGTGGTGACTATTTGTTTCTTTTAAATAAAGATGTGAACTTTATTAGAGAGGCATATCCGTCAGCCACTGATACAGGAAAACCAAAGCATTACGCTATCTTTGGGCCTGACTATCCTGGTTCCCCTAATGAACTATCATTTATTTTGGGACCAACGCCAGATTTAGCTTATGGAGTTGAACTCCATTATTACTATTACCCTGAGTCTATAGTTACAGCGCTTACGACTTGGCTAGGTGATAACTTTGATTCGGCGTTATTAAATGCCACGATTTACGAAGGTTCGACATTCCTTAAGCTTGAGCCTGACTTACTCAAGCTATCGCAAGAACGTTACGTTCAGTCTATTGCTCTATTGAAGAACCTTGGCGACGGCAAACAACGTATGGATGCCTACCGTGATGGACAGGTTAGGGTCCAAGTGTC